AAAAGAATCAAGGTGATCCGGTGTCTCAATAAGGCGAGCAACTTTGACTAATGCCAAGCACATTGCAGCTTGAGCAGGTGTGATTTCTGTTTCAAGCCACACTGACCATAAGTGTGCAATGCGTTGGTGATTGACAAGCGGTGTGCCGTAATTCTTATTGCGATCACCGTGTGTAAGGCGATCAGCTTCTTTTAAGATTTCCCCCCGATTCATCTGTTCCCCTAATCTTTGAAAGTTGGCTTGCCGAACCCTACAACAAAAACAGGCAACGAAGGCTTAATGCCTTTGTTCTTTTTCTAAAATCCCCGCTTCTTTTGGCAGACTTGCCCGCCGTTACGCTGATCACCCTTTTTGTCAGGTGCAGTGTTGCCCTCAATAGTAGTCACGGTGCCATCGCCGTTGTTCTTGGTGACGATACCGATGTGTGAGATGCGATCTACGCCGTCTCCCGGGAAGTCAAAGAATACTAAATCTCCCACTTCAGGGATGGCAGTTTCAGCCTCTTGCCAATGCCCTGCCTTTTCAAAGGCGGTGGCACCGGCTAGGGTCGAGGTACAGTCAGGGATTTTGACTCCTTGTGACTTGAACACCCAATTGACAAATGCCCCACACCAAGCCTGATTGGTCTTTTGGTACTTTGTTTGATTGTCTGCAGGTCCTTCAATGTAACCAAGTTCCCCGCGAGCCGTCATTGCTACTTGATTGCGTTGGCTCATTTACTTCTTCTTTGTATCGTTAAATGCAGTTTCAATCTCATCTTTGCTTAACTTGCCATCTGCAATATAAGACTTTGCAAGTGATTCGCCGACCTTGGCAACTGCTAACAAACCTGCAATACCTGCAGCGGTGGCAGCCTTAACGCCAAATAATGATCCTGCTCCGATAGTTCCTAAAGCTGAGATGTAGAAAACGGCTGCTAGGCGGATGATGAGTGATTTTGTGTGCTTCATTTGGCTCTCTTTTCTAGTACCTTGAGGATAATTTCCATTTGTGCTTCAAGGCGATTGATTGAATCGCGCATTGAACTGCCACCATTGGGCTTCAATTCTGCTAAATAATGCTTGACAAGCCATCTTACCAATCCTGCGAAAGCACTGATGATTGCGATGACAGATACGATTAGCCCTGCCCAGTTTGTTGGTGTCATTTGCGCGGTCTCCCGTTATGAGTTAGTTGTGGATGCTTCTATCGTGGCTTTCAAGACTGCAATTTCTTGCGCTTGATTACCGATTGTCTCGCGTAAAAACTTGAGAACTTCAGTGATTTCTACCTGTGTTTCCATTATTCCCCCTTGATTTGTGGTTCATTTGCATATAAAGCCTTGACTTGATCTTGTGCATCTTTTTCTGTTTCGTGGCAACCCATCACCGTTAGGTCAGAGTTTTTCACAACAGGATAACCTTTGCATCCGTATGAGCCTTTGAGTCCGATGTGGTATGGCATTTACTTCCCCTCTAGTGCCTTAATTCGTGCATCTTGATCTTGAATAAGAGCTAATAACCCCGGAACGATGAAATCTGAACTCCAACGAGATGCCCGACCTTGCGAATCGTGATCTACTGCAACAGGATAAATTGCATCTAATTCTTCGGCAATAAAACCCGGAACCAAAACACCCGAACGCTCATCCTCGGTATCTAAATAATCATCACGGTATCTAAATGCTTTAATGGGTACTGTAAGCAATAACTTTGGATTTAATTGTTCAATAGTTGTTATATCAACAATATCTTTTTTGAATCGAATACTTGAACCCGATGCTGCTACTAAACGAGCAGTTGGGGTTGAAGCATCATTGATGCGAGCAGCTCCACCTGCCGTTGATACTTGGTATCCGGGATTGTAAATGTATGCACTGGCAGTTATATTTCCAGAAGCGGTAATAGTTCCCGAGCTAGTTGTTGAAATATTGCCCGATGTGGTAATTGCACCGCTTGATGTAATGCCGGTGTTGCCAGTCAGGGTTCCTGATTGTGTAATGTTCACAACAGCAGTGATAGAACCTGAGCTATTGACTAGGAAAGCAGCATTTGCGCCAGCAAGGGTTCCTATTGCATAAACTCCACCGCTACTATAAACGGCAGATGCTTGGGTACCTGTTATATATAAACGCTCTGCATAAACGCCACGATCTGTAAAAACAGAATAGGTAGTTGCATTTCCACCCGGTGTTGTTGTTGGGTACAAAATAGTTGAGCCACCTGAATTTGTCAGGTATCCGCTACTTGAAAAATTCCAACCATTTGATGATGAACCAAGATAACCTGAGTTGGCATTGATGGTTCCAGTAATGGTTGCAGATGAGGCAGTCAAGGCACCGGCTGAAGTTACTTGGAAAGTTCCTGAATTGACATCAATTGAACTGCCTGTAATTGAACCGCCAGTAATCAATGATCCAGTCATACTTACACTGCCGTTGCTTGCATCTACGGCAAAAGTTGCCGTTCCACCTGTATTGAACCCAGTGATGCCAGCAGAATTGAGAATTACACGCGCACCGCTTGTTGAAGATGCACCTGCATAAACAGTAATTCCATTACCATTGATCGCAGTCAATTGATTGCTTGCATTGACAATTGTATTTGAACTTGTTTGAACGGCAGTTACGGCTTTGTTGTAAGCGTTAGTTGCAGTTGATTGAGCTGCATCGGCTGCATCTTTTGCCACGGCAACATCGGCGGTAGTTGCAGGAACTACGGGCGAAACACTTGTGACTGTGAAATCTGAAGTTTGAGTAACTGTTACAGGCGTGTTAGTAATCTGCGGGCATAGTGGCATCTGTTTCCCCTTAGATAGTTATTGAGTAAGGGTTGATGGCAGATGTCATATAACTCACTCGCCAGTTATCAGTTGTGATTCTGTGATCCATACCTTCAACCACTAAATTCCATTGCATTGAGCGACCATCAACTGTCACACGCTTCACGCTGACCTGATCGCTTAACTCTGTTGCTAGAAAATCAGGATACAAAGTGCCAAGGGCAAGAGCTGAAAAATCCACCTGCTCCACCAAGGTTGCAGGTGTTGCATCTTTGCGCGATAAATACAAAGCAAGATTTGAAGCTGAGGAATTGTTAGTCAAAGGCGCATCAAGAGTGACTGTCTTTGTGCCGTATGAGGTCACGCTTGGATTGTAAGTTGAGGTGTATTGAGTTGCACCTGTTCGATTGATAACTGCTTGATTGACCACCTGTAAAGCACCCGGGGTTGTTTTCAAGGCATCATATTCAACGGTGTTGGCAGCGCGAGAATCATCAAAGAGTAACTGCGTTGGTCGTGAGAATTTATCAGATAATGGCACCAAAGTTGCCACGCCTGTGCGAGAGACATAAAAACGACCCGCGATGGCTAAGGCGCATTGGTTGATAATATCCATACAGTTTGCATTTTGACTTGTTGCAAGCAATGAGGATGAACCTGTCAATGATCGCGCTGATCCTGACCAAGAGGCATAATCAAGCATCCGACCAACACGAGTTGCAGCAGTTTCAGCATAAGATGGGCTTGAAAGAGCAGGTGCCTGAGCCTTAGATATAAAGGCAATGCCATCAACAAAAGTCATTGAGGCAGTTGCATCAAATCCTTGATTGACTGCGTTGGTTTCAAGATAGCCATTGAATAGAACATAATCTGTAGATGACCAAGTTGCCACAACACGCATCTGTAATCCTGCTCGCAAAATGCTTGCACCGCTAATAACCCAAGGTGAACCTGCACCTGTAAAGTCAGGATCGTAGTAACCGTTTACATTGTCAAAGACAACTGTTGAAGTACCTGCATCATCTTTTTGATCAGGGCGTGTTCGACCACGCTTGATTGCAATCTCGCGAACATCTGTTGAAGTTACCGATGTCCAAGTACCTGATTTATTGAATTGAACCGCAATTGTCGGTCCATTAGTGCCATCAAATGCTGCCATATTACAATCCTAGCAGAGCGACATCGGCACCTTTTCGGCGCATCAATTGAGCGATTTCATTACGCACTTTGACCGCTAAATCTTTTTCGGTAATGACAGAACCTGACACATAAACTGTGACATTTGTACCCATACCCATACCGCGACCAAGAGGAACAACGGCTTCAGGTCCGGCTTCACCAATCATTGCAAGGGTTGGACCGCTTACGATTCCACCATTTGCAAGCATAGGAATTGTTGGCAGATTGACATCAAAGCCTTTGCCACCAATACCCGGCACCCAATCAGGTACTTTGAAGTTAATCTTGTTCAAAGTTGTAATTGCCATATTGACAAGGCGAATGATTAAGTTCATCTCAGCCTTGATGATTCCAAATGCAGTTGAGAACACGGTGCCAACAAACTTAGCAACAGTTTCGGCAACAACCTTGATCGCATTGAATGAACTATTGACCGCATCGCGGAAAGTCTCTGAGTTTTTGTAGGCAAGGATTAAACCTGCAGTAAGAGCTGCAAGAGCAATGACGGTTAAGCCAATTGGGTTCATTGACATTACTGCATTGAATATAACCTGAGCCGCTGCCGCTGCCTTTGTGTAAGCCTCATACACCTTGATTGCCATATTGACAGACACAACGGCTGCGGCTAGGGCGCCGATACCAAGGGCAACCTTGCCAATAATGTCTGCGTGTTGGGTTAAGAACGGCGCAATCTTTTGAATAATATCTGCAAAGTCTTTCATAATAGGCAACAATCCTGCGCCTAATGATTCCTTTGCTTCGTTCATAGAGTTTTGGAAGATTGCAAACTTTCCAGCGGTAGTCTCGGCGTTGGCTTGCAAAGAGCCTTTGAATGTATCACCGAGTTGCTTAACGGCACCTTCAAAGTCTTTATTCTTGACGGTAGTTGCATCCAGTGAAATGCCTAGTTTTTTAAGTGCGCCGATATTGCCATCGTGGGCTTTTCCAAGAGCGTTAGCAACAGTCTCAAGGTCTAAGTGCTTTGCCGTTGCAATTTCCATTGCAAGGTTTGTCAGCTTTTGGGCTTCGGTAACATTCTTTGTTGAGGTGACAAGGCGAGCAAAGGCAGGGCGCAATTTATCGTCAGCAATACCCGATGAAAGGGTTTGCTTTGAGATATAATCTTCGGTGGCTTTGATCTGAGCAGTTGTGGCGCCAGTGACATTCTTAAGAGTGTTGGCAAGCAAGGCAGATGATTGCTCATCTTCGGCTGCAGCCTTTCCAGCCATAATAGCCGCGCCACCTAGTCCTACGAGGACGACACTTGCCTTCTTTGCTGCATCATTCATTACATCGCTTGCAGTCTTGGCGCTCTTTCCAGCCTTATCCATTGATGAACTGAAGGAGACATCTTTACCAAAGAGACTAACCGTTAAGGATGTGTCTTTTGCCATTATTCCTCCGTTAGTTGCTTTGCAGCTCTGATAAGGTCATTGAGAACTTCCATCTCTATATCCCATACATTCAAAGGTGTAACCCCCGGAAATGTGTGGCACAAAAGAGGCAAGTTATCGCGAATCTTTTGGTAACTACCGCCGCGAACTAATCGGCGGTTTGTTCTTTTTTTGCTTTGTATTCCTCAACAATAAATTCATCTACTGAATAATCATCAAGGACATCTTGAATAGATACCACTTCACCGCCACGAGTCATACAAATCCAAGCAAGTGCATAAAGCGCCTTGGTCTTTGAATAACCTTTAAGTGTGCTTGGATTTTCATCGCCTAAAATTGTCAGCAAGGTTAGACCGTCAAGGTCAAAGTGTTCCTCAATGGCAATAATCTCACTACCCGTTGGTGCAGGTTGTGAGCCTTCTTTTGGCATTGGATAAGTTTTTTCTCGGATAATAAATGGCATTGCTTCCCCCTAATCAACTTTGTGATCTATTTGACCCAAAACTTCATTGACGGCATCTGCGACACCATCAACAAAACTATCTTTATGCTTGAAAACTGTAACTGCTAAGAATGGATGAGGTGATTGCTCAACCCAATTCTCTTTGTTTCCAAATACCGGGTGGCGCCACTTACGCTTGCGCCGCCCTTCCATATAGTACGGCAGACTTCGAGGTCTGCCTGTTGCTGCAATGAACTTACTGCTTGAAACACGGATGTGGACTACTGCTCCGCGACCTGTTCCATTGAAATCAGATTTTGTAGCATTTGCAAGACCAGCACGAAGTCCAAGGGTTTCTCCCTTTTTCTTGCGAGTGCCACCCACATCTCCCCCTTGAGATGGGATGGCAATAGCAGCTTGTTTTACATCTGCAACAATTGGCTTTGCCAGCG